AATTTTTCGCCTACCATAGCCAATGTCCAGATAATTCTCTGTTCTATGCTGACTTTAAATCTATCTATTCTTCTATCTATATCACCCTGGCTAAATCCAGGAATTAAAGGCATACTAACACTTCATTTCTACATGTTTTTGATATGGAAACAATTGCAAAATTACATGTTCCTTGCTGAAAAAGGTCAATTTTGCAGCTTTAGGAACATCTCCCGCCCCAGCAAAAATCGGAGAAGAAACAAACCAGCTATATCCGATCATGTCCCCGGATTCCCCTATAATGTATTTAGTTGAATTCGGTTGAGCATTACAAACAATCCCTATCGTTACCAATGTTCCCTCTGTATATATCCCAATCGAGTTAGTAGTTCCAGCAGTATAATAACTCAAGGTTGCTGTATGGGGATATCTTTCTATTACCATATTGCCTCCCCGGTAACCGTTGCTTCGTCCATATCATATTTTTTCAGGATTGTTTTTGCCATTGCGATTAGTTGAGCCCCATTATATTTTACTGAAAAAGACCCTTCTCTTAATTCGGGATGTGCAGCCAGGGTAAAATAAAGGGACGCAGCAGCCAAATCTATATCTTTTTCATTAGCTGCCGTATAAGTCCCCTCGGCTTCAATACCTCTATCTAAAAGAAGTTTCTCCAATAAATTATCATTTTTATATTCGGTTTGTGATTGCAGAGCCTCTTTGTTGTTCACTTTAGACCGCCCAAGTAGTAGCTTCTGTATCGAGATTATAGATATGATCTATAGATGGACAGCTCGGAAACGCATTTATTTCGCCTTTGGTGTATTGAGTTACAGGATCGATTTGACTCCAGGAAGAAATCAAAATACCTCCCTTTTTAGCTTGCACTACTTGTTTAGGTGGATTGGTTTCTTCTGCAATAGGACCTCGAAGCGTATTTCCGCATTTTATATCATCTACAAAAATTACATGTTTATCTTCGCTACTCGCATTTAACCAGGGATCAACATTTACAATTTTATGGTCGGCATCTTCGTAGCTTACTCTGGTGTCAATCACAATTATTTGAGGAAGCCCCATAGCCTTCAATGCCTGATTCAAAATACTTAGAGATGGAACCATTTGGATTTTTGTAGTACCCCAAGTTGTATAAGGCATTACAAAATTTTTAACTTCATCCGCGGTTACCATCTCTGAAAATTTAGAATCGTTCATCAATATATATTGAGGATTCGCTCCAGCTGTTTTCGCAGCCTTTACAACAGTACGAATATCTGTTATAGGTTTAATTAAAGCTGAATCTCCAGCACTCCAACATCTATTGGCTGAGACCATTTTCTTTTTGTTGGCAGCAGGAAGCTGAAAATCTACTACCTCTTCAGTAACGATTCCACCGACATTATTTACTTTAGAGAGAGATATTTGTCCTAAAGCTAAAACTTGTAAAGCAAACCATTCTAACCGACCCAATACTGCATCCATGCAAAAATTCGTATCTCCAAAAACAAGTTTAAGAAGTTCTCCTGTTTCAGGATTAGCCATCGCTTTGAAAGCGTTATAATCATTTATATCGCTTTCTGTCATCTGTCTTTTTACCCGAATAGAAGGAATTGAACCGGTTAATTTGCTTATGCTCTTTCTAGTCTTGAGAGGTGCAGAACTGTTATATGAAACAACATCAGCCATTACACGATTCCCTTCACTCCCGATTAATGTCTCATAAGTCAAATATGGTGTAGTTTTCATAGGAAAAAATCTAACCCAATATTGTTCCTTATATAATCTCTTATTTATCCAAACTTGTAAGTTTTTCTTGTTCATTTCTTTAAACATATTATATTCACTCATTACTATTTCACCTCATTTGATTTATTTGATTTTTTGTTAATTTTTATGCAAATCTTATTCTGGCGGTTAAGTCAGTTTTTTGCTGGCCAGAGACAAAATAAGGTAATTCGGACTCATCTACGGTTCCACGTACAACGGCCCCCGCAGATAAATTATCCAGTAAATTCCCCTCTTCATCTCTTACTTTTATAGTATCCCGTAAAACAGCGTTTGCGGCATATTTAGCAGTTGCGGTGGCAACTGTGGCAGTTTCATATAAAACCGCACCCGAAGCAACTGAGCCAGCAGTGTTTAATAATGTTTGTGTAAAAGCTATAGCAGTGGCCGATACTCTAGTAATTGTTGAGGCAGTTATTCCCCATAAATATATAAATTCACCTACTTTAAATAGGTGATCAGTGGGTTCAATTGCTAAAACAGTAGCCCCCGAAACCCCCGCAGCCGTTGCCCTTAAGGTTTTGATTATGTTATATAATCCCGCAGTAGTAGCGTCAGCATTTAACAATGCTCCTTTTTTGATTTCCGTAATAGCATCCGGGAATCTATCAGTTTTTACAGTTACTCCGCCAGGAATATCTTCTAATATTTTTAAAAATACAGGGTCATATACAACCCCATCTTCTTTATTTATTTGTAAATTCATTATATTCACCTCATTATCTAATTATTTTTTTCTTCTTCTATTAATTTTTTACCTTTAAAATCCCCCGAAGTCCCTTCTTCTCCGCCTGCAACTTCACCGACTAATTCTTCTTCTAAATTCCCTGCTGCTTCGCCTTTTGGAGGGATCTCTCCGCCTTTGAGTTTTTTGTCAATTTCAGCTTGTTTAAGTCTGAGAACCTCGTCCTTTAAATTTTTGACATTTTCCTCAATATCTTCGTCTTTATCAACTGTAATAAATTTTGAGAATCCTTCGCTCAAATCTGCTTTTTTTAGAGCATCTTTTATTAAAGTCTCCCGCTTTGTCTTACCAGTTGTCTCGGCGAAACCTTTTACCAGATTAGTTAAGCTCCCCATTTGTTCGGTCAGGGTAGCTATTTGTTTTTCGGTATCGCTCATATTCGCCTGCTCCTTTTTTTTCTTTTCTTCTGCCTTTTCCTTTGCGGCCGCTTCTTCTTTTTCTTTTGCTGTTTTTAGATCATGAGTGGTAATAGCTTGCGATACTCTCCGGTCGGTCTCACTCTGTAAGTATTTATTGAAACTTTCTTCCAGCCCAGCCTCTTTAACGGCAGCGGTAAGCTGTTCCGGGGTAAGATCAATTTTCCCTTTTAATTTTTCGATTTCTGCATCAATTTGACTTGCCTCAGTCACCTTGATTTTTTCCGCCAACGCCTCATCAAGCCCTGCCTTCTTTAGTGCAGTTTTAATTTGAGTTGTTAAATCAGCCATTTTAATTATTCTCCTTTATAATTTTATTTTTTACTAACTTTCAAAGCCGAATTTCTCAATATATCAGATATATTTTTTTGTTTTTTATCCAGCATTTTTGCTATTCCAGTCATTAGTTTTTTATCTTTTTTGATTTCTTCGGCTTTTAATAAAGTATCCATCGCATATTCAATTTCATATTCTTTTTTAGTTTCCATATTTATCCCCGTATTTTTTTATTTCTCAATAAAAAAAGAGCCAGTCTAAGAATGTTTTTTACATTCTCGAAACTGGCTCTCTGAAGTGGAGCTCTATTTAATTATTTATTTTTTCTTTATTTATATTATATCATTATTTTTATTCTTTGCAAGTTTAACAATATTCTCTAATTATATTATTCTTCTCCCTTGCAGTATTTTTGATATAAAGCAGATCCTTTTAATCCTATTGCTCTATGCCCTGATGTATTTGCCCGGGAAATTACTGCGCGAAGTGCCGGACACGATATTGCCCCTTTATTCGGGCCCTTCCAGGCTTTATATGGAAATGTTTTATCTGCTCCTAGGAAATAACTTTGCGGTAATGTTTTTCTTTCCTTTTCAGTTGGAGCAGTCCATTCTCCGCTTTTGATTATGTTAGCCATTTTATTCACCTCCTCGATATTTATTATAAATATAAAAATCAGAATATGATTTATCGGGATATTTATTTTTAATTTCTTTAATTAATTTCCATTCTGGTAAATTTATTTCTATCCATTCTGAAAATCGTCTATCCTTGCAATGAGGTGCTGAATATATTGAATCATTATTACCATTAGAGGAATAAATAATTACAAATTTATTAGAGACTGCAAATAAATGTTTCATATAAAACTCAAATACATCATCCTCAATAAGATGGTATATTACATCTAAGGATAAACTAAGTTCGGTTTCATAATTATTCTCAAAAAAGTAAGGATTGTATAAAAAGAAACTTTTTGTCTTATCTCCCTTAAATTGTTTTCTACACATTTCTATCGCAGTTTTTGTAACATCCAGTCCTATATAATCATTAATTTCAAATAATGATAATTGATTGCCATCACCGCAACCTAATTCTATAACTTTAATAATTCCATTTTCTTTAATGAACTTATTTATAATTTCAGCTTTAAATTCTGCTAATTTCCCGTATGAACCTGAACCAGAATTGCCGCCAGTAACATATCTCTTTTCCCAATATTTTTTAGAGTCAAAATGATTATTCATATTTATTTTAATATTTCCTTAATTTGTCTTAACTGATTTTTGAGGGTCCAACCTTTTCTAATAATCCAATTTCTATATTTATTTGAGTCGTAATCTCTTTCATAGATCTTATCAACTGCTCCCTCAATTGTATTAAAAATAGCATATTTAGGATATAATTCTTTGGCTCCTCTAAAATTATGTATAATAGGTTTTATCCCCCTGGCCATTGCTTCAAAAATAGCATAGCCAAAACTTTCAAAGGTTGAAGTATGAAGCAGGTAATTCTTATCTTTCCAGAAGCTATTCATATCATCTACCCAGCCATAGAATTTTACATTATCCTGCAATCCCATTTCCTTAATTATATATTCTAGGTATATTTTATATCTTAATTCTTGAAACGATCCTGCCACGTGTAATATATATCTTTTGTCGGTATTATATAGTCCCTTAGTTAATTTCTTCAATATTTGTATGGCCATTTGAGGATTCTTTTTATGATTAATAAATCCAACCCAAGCTATATTATATCCGGGTTGCATTTCTTTCCAATGGGTAGAATCCAGATCAATCCCGTTAGAAACGATTTCTATTTTAACTTTATCCTCAATATCTGGGATAGTTTCTTTTAGAATTCCCTTCATGTGGGGGGCTACTAAGATTAGCCTGTTTACTACAGACCAGTTAATTTGTTTAGGATAATCATAAAATGCTTCATAGGCATGAAGCCTTACAATTACTTTTTTATTCTTTATCCCCTCATAATTAGTGCCGACAATTGCCGACTCGTTCGCCCATTCCAGCCAGACAATATCTGCCCAGTCAATTGCATTATATATATCTTGTTGGGTCCTGATTATAAACTTCCTAGTGATATAATCATCTGACAATCCTTCGATTATCGGATCTATAAATTGGTCAAGCCCTGCCAGGCACACAAAACCTATCTTTTTCATTTATTCCCCTTTCTTAGCCTTAATAACAAAATTATCACTTAAAACCTGATATAGACCTTCGGATAATCGATTTACTGCTTCTTCGCTTAATGAATGATTATTATAATTTGCATCTACACAATGTACTATTTCATGTAATAAGGTTTCTTCAATAATAGATTTTGATAATTTATCTCCACGAAATATTTTACA